CATCCAGCCGCCGACCGGGATACGCGCCCACATGCTGACCTTTTGCTGATCCTGTACGCTTGCGATTTCACGCTTGTGGACTGACAGGTCGGTGCGGAGATGTTCGATTGTCTCAACGAGTTTCTGGAGCGCGTGGCGGACTTCCTGGCTATCGGATTGGAGGGAGGCCAGCTTGGTCCTCATCTCCGTTTCAATTGCTGTGACCTTCGCAGCTATTTGCTCCACGTCCTCGGTCCTAGCCGTGCGCTTGCGTAATTGCTCCACGTCCTCGCCAAGCTCGCGCAGCTCGCGCTTGATCGCCTTGATGCGTTCGCTGACTTCATCGTCCACAGCCCAGCCCCAGAACAGCCCGGAATTGTTTAGCTGATTGCGGGTGGACGGTCTATGTGCGGCCTAAAAACCACGTAATCACGCAGATGTGATTTGCAATGCCGGATGTAACGCGGGGCTGTAACCTATCAGCAAGGGTCAAACAGTATAGATTGAGTATATCGAAGTAATTCGATGATGTTTGAAAATCAGTCTACTGAGAAGGACCCTCAGATATGTACGATACCCAATTTCGTGCCATCGCCGCCTCTAACGTGCTCATGTGGTTGGCGATTGGTTTCGGAGCCTTGCCTTGGTGGCTTGGCGCTACTGAAGCCCTTGACTGGATCGTTGCCGCTGGAATGTCGGCGGCTCTGATCTCGGTCAGCTTGATCCTCTCCGGATGCGTCACCCGGTTCGGTGAAGCAACGGAGCACAAGCATTACCTCACCGCCGGCCTGACGATTGGCCTCGGACTGGTGCTGGTGATGATCGAAGCGGCCATGACCCACCAAGGTCTGGCCTGGATCGACGCCCGCAAGGATCTGGCCCCTGATTGGGCCTTGTGGGTTGTGAGCTTCGGGCTCTCGTTCTTCAACGTGTTCAGCTTGTACACGTTCGCAAGAGACATGAAACGGAAGCCGGTCACGAACCCCGCCCGGATGCTTGCCGAGCTGCGGTGGAAGAAAGCAGCCTAAACAGAACGGCCCTCGGAGAAATCCGGGGGCCGCTTTGCGTTATGCCCCGTAGCTCAGTTCAACCAGATAGCTCTCCAGCGTCACGGTGTCAGCCGCGTTGGCAAGCTGGCCTGTGATGACCAGCGTCGTCGATACTGCCGTGTTCACGGCCGACGTGGTGGGGGCGACGTTTGTGGCGGCGTAGGCGTTAGTTATCCCTGCGGGGAACGCTATTTGCGATGACGCTGAGTTGCGGTTCTGGATTAGACGCTGGCCTTGGTGCGTTATGTTTGTGGTTGTGGAGTACCCAAGGTAGTCCGTACCCGAGATGGTGCCAAACCTGTAACGCAACGTCTTTGCGTTTGCGTTGTTGTTGTTCTGCATCAGCGACGTGATGCGGATAGCGCCGTTCGGCCCCAATGCGCCTGCGGGGATGGTGATGGTCGCCAGCGCAGTCTCGGTCGTGTCACCTGTGTGGGTGACCGCTACGGCTGACTTGGCCAGCACCCGCCACCCGCCTATCGCACCAAGATAATCCGCAGCGTTCTGCATCGACATCGGACGCGACCAGCTCACGGACTGGTCAAGCACGTTGATCAGGTCCGTTGCCGCAACCGTCGTGTTGGTAAGTGCAAGCGGGGTCGTGACGTCTGAGGCATCACTCAGCGCAGTTGTGGCGCCTGTGACGGCAATGGACGCAGTGTCGATAACAACGCGATCAATGAAACCGGAGACACGGACAACCGCTGCAAGATTGTTGGTAAACGCGCGGCCTGTGATGTCGCCAACATAGACATTGCGGAGGTTTGCGGCCGACGTTCCGCCGATCAATTCGACGACATACTGATTGACGTTCGGGGGGGTTCCGAAGAAATCCACGCCGCGAATAGTCAGGTTCGTGATGCTGTTGATACTGGCATCAATAACAATCGGCGTGTAGTTTCCTAGGTGGTAGGCTGCACCGGCAAACACAAACGTACCGCAGGAGACGCCACCTGCTTGATTTGCAGCCATGTAGAATGCGGGTGACGTCCCGGACGAGCATGAAAACTGAGAGTAGACGAAGCATAATTCCCAGCCTACTTGGGCTATGGTCTTTGACGATCCCGCCGTGGTGACAAAACGGATGGCGTTCTGACCTGCACCTTCAGACAGGTGATCCGAGTCCATGTAGAGATTGACAACTCTGCCGTTTTCAAAGTTCCAGTTAACTCGGAAGCGAGAGAAGTAGCCTCCGGTGATCATGACGTGGTCAACACGGTTCTGGATGTTGTTGGTTGTGGTGAACCCATCGGTAGTCGCGATGTATTGGCCTTCAACGAACACATCCCGCATCAAGAACTGACCGGCGTAGTTGTAACACTCGATGTGATGCAGCGTCGCTCCAGCGATCTGGCTGGAGCTAGGATTGTCAACCATGTGAACGATGTATGCGGGGAAGGATGTTCCCAGCGTCTCGTCCCCAATCTTCATCCACCTATCTGCGGTATAGTCAAAATTGTTGAAATACACGCCGCGGACGTACCGCAGGAAGAACATGGTCCCGCCGATAGCCCCGGAGAAACCAATATCCCTGAACTGGTAATTTGCAGTCCGGGTCACCGCCCCGCCGAGCGTGATGCACGCCCCTGCGGTATAGGTTGACGTCAGGATTGTCTCGCCGGCGCCTTGGCCGCAGATCGTTATGTCGTTGCCGTCAACGAGGATGCTGGTGAAGTTGATCACGCCCGCGGGAAGCTCCAGAACGCCGCCGCTGGCTGCTACGAGCGCGTCGATGGCAGACTGAAGGAACGGATTGTTCGTCGCAGCCGCATTCGCAGCCTGAACGCCGAACCAGGCAGCCTGAAACTGCCCGGAGGGAAACTGACGCTTCCACCGCTTGCCGGCGGCATCCACGATGACCGTCCCGCCATTGTCGGCCGTCGTCGTGTCCGTGCTGTCATAGCGGAAGATACCACCGCCATCGCCGGCGACGTAGTTTGCAAACAGCAGGACTTGCGTGCTCGTTGTGGATGCCGTCAGCAACCGCAGCGCCGCGATGCTTGCCACCGTTTCCGGCATTGTGCCTGCGTCCGTGGTGACGTTCAGGTTGCTGTAAACAAGCGTCCCGTTCCTGTCCCGGATCACGATGGAATAGGACGTCACGCTGATGAAGATTGTGCCAGGGCTTCCGTCTCGGCTTGGATACCCCGCAAGCGTGCGGATCGGCTGCGCTGCTGGCGTGGTCAGAGCAGTGTCCCAATAAACCGAAATGGGCGACACTTCCGGATTGATGCCAGCCGTCCCAATGTAGATGTATCCGGCATCAAGCGGGTCGCCTGACCGTTCATAGAAAACAGTGAAGGGTGAGGTTACTTCGTTGCTCATTCTGTCGCCTCACGTCCCATGCCGGATTGATAGGGCTGCGTGGATTGCGCCCGCTTGCTGTTTTCGCCGCTGTTGATCGCTTTGAATGCGCCGATGGCGGCAGGCGCTGTCACAGCCTTGGCGACGATCTGCGCCTGCACATCGGTCAGCGCCTTTCCCGCCTTGGCCTGCTGGATCAGGTTCAATGCATCCTTGGCGCGCTGGCCCTGCACACGGGTTAGCACCGTGGCGATATCGTCATAGAGCCCCATGCGGCGCGCAGCGTCAGCCTCTGGCGTCTTGCCGGTGATGCTCTGCACCACCATGCGGGATGCGTTGACGGGTTCACCGCGCAGCATTGTGCCGAGGATGCCGGGCGCTGCGATTTCCTCCACCGAACGCCCGACAGCCTGGCGCTGCGCCGTCTTGCTGTTCGCCGCCACAGCCGCCGCCAGTTCAATCCCCGTCGCCTGTTCGTCTAGCACCTTGTAGAACTCGTTAGCATCCGCATCGCCAAGCAGCGCGCGGACTTTGCTCTGATTGTTACGGCTGCGCAGGGCCGACAGCCCGGCCATCAGTTCCTTGACTTCAGTGTTGGGATTAGCCGCTGCCACCTTCAGGTTGCCTAGCGTGTGATCAAGGCCAGAGCGCAGACCCAGCTTCATTGACTGCACGGCTGCCGGGTTCTGGCCTGACAGCATGTCCCGAACCTCTTTGACCGTCACGCCGCCCGACAGCATGTCAAAGCCAAGCTCTGCAGCTTTCACTTCTTCAATGGTGTCACGCGCCAAACCCAGCGCGGCGCGGTATTCCGGCACCTGATCCATGACCAGCTTGCGGATCTCGCGGGCGTTCTTTGCGGCGAGAGATTGCACCTCGCTCTTGCCGCCCATGACGCCCGCAGGCGATCCATACGCCATCTCGTTAAGGCCGCGTGTGATCAGGTCCCATTGCTCGACGTTTGGCAGTTCTTCAAAGCTAATTGTGCCGTCAGCGTTTTCAGTGAATTTGATCTGCGGTGCCCGTGCGCCAGGGTCCATGCTGCGGATCTTGTTGGCATAGTTCAGCGCCTCGGCAGGGATAAGCCGTTGCCAGTTCTCAAGCTCGCGGCCGGCAAGCGTCGAGTAATCGATCGGCCTGCTATACGCAGCATCGTACATCTGCTGGCGTGCTGCCGATGACGCCTGCCGGATGTTGCCGGTTACATCCACAATGTCTTCCGGCTGGCCTAGGAAACGATTGAAAGCTCCGCGCATTTCCTGTTCGCCGCGCAGGTTGCGGGCAAGGAGCGCCTGCTGCGCCTTGTCGCCGCCCGATCCCAGCGCGATAGCCGCATCAAGCAGGTTCTTCGTGCTGGGCGTCATCTCGGCGAGCATGGACGAGCTGCCCGCGCGTTGCAGGGCCGCCTGCGCGGTTGGCAAGTCGCCTTCCTGAATGGACGCCAACACCACCTTGGCCGCATCCGGCGAGATGCCAAACTGTTTGGCAAGGTCGCGAACCGGCTTGTTGCCAAAGTATTGCAGGGCGTTCCTGACACCCATTTCCACGGGTGCAGCCAGTGCGCCGATCGTTCCACCAAGCACGCCGCCAACGCCCGCCCCAATCCCGGCGCCGGGCAAGCGCTGCTCTGCCGTACCTTCGCCAGCTCCAAAGCCAGACACCGCACCTTCAACCGCGCCGGCCGTCGCGCCAACGCCAAGCCCGCCAAGCACAGCCCGGCCAACCGTAGGCGCAGCCTGCAACGCACGCCCAGCGGCCTGGAATGGCACAAGCGGAGCTGTAGCAAGCCCGCCAAGGCCCATCTGCAAGCCGAACGTTTCAAGCGGTTTCTGCTCGGCATAGGCCGCAGACGTCTCGCGCAGCGCCGCCGTGGTGCGCGGATCGCCCGTCATCATCCCCACGGCTTCATCGAAGTATTCGCCAATGAAAGGCAGGCCCTTGATGGCTGACGCCGCCGCGCCGCGAACGCCGTCCTGTTCCACGATCTGCTTGTTAGTCTCGGCCCTGCGCGCCTGTGCGGGCGCCATGCCCTGTATCATGCGCTGGATTTCGGCCTGGTTGTTCGTGGCGTAGCCGGAGCTGGTGAACGTCAGTTGCCCGTCAGGCTTGCGGTATATCTTGCCGCCGTCTGGCGTCTCGCGGATCAGCTCATAGCCTGCGGGGGCTTTGCCTGCGGCCTGCTCATCAAGCTTTGCCTGCGCCTGCAACATGCGGCGCAGGAGCTTTGCGGCTTCGCGGTCCTCGTCGGTCAGTTGCTGATCCTGCGGCGGCATTAGAGCCCTCGCCTGTCGAGTTCAGCAGCCAGTGCGCGGCGCTGGTCTGCCGTCATCTTGCCAATGTCCTGACGGAGAAGCGTGGTGTTATCCAGCTTTCCGAAATCGATCGTGGTTGCGCCGCCCTTGCCAGACGCAGCAGCTTCGAAATCCGACAGCGCCGGGGCTTTGTACTTGAAGCCCTGCAGCGAGCCGTTAGCCTCGTAATACGCAACCGCCGCTTGTGTGTCGGCGTTGGCGCGTTCGATCTGCTCAAGCAGGCGCCGCACCCGCTTCACGTTTTCCTTTTGGCCAAGCGCCGGATCAAAGGCGCGTGCAATGAGCGCTTCGCCTTCCTTGGCCGTGAATGCCGGGCCGAGAACCGCGCGCAAGTTGCGCTGCACCACTTCCTGAATTGTCTGCTTGACCGCCAGCGCTTCTGGCGCCGCAAAGCTCTGAAGCGTTTCAGGCATCAGGCCAATCAGCGGGCCGGTCAGTTCGCTGTTCTGTTCAAGCTGTTTCAGCGCGCTGGAAAGCTGCGTCACCTGCTTGGCCGCGTCGGTTGCGCCGCCGCTCACGAACGCCGCGTAGGTATCCGCAAAGTTTTCGTCCACTTTCTTTTGGCCTGGCGTCAGCGGCTTGCCTTCGCCACCAACAAACACTTGCGTTCCAACTGCCGGCGGCGGCATCAGCTTTTCGCGGAAAGCTTTCATGTATTCCGGCGAACCCGGCGCCCCAAATGTCGCAGCGTAAGCCCGCGCCGTCTGCGTCGCCTCGGTTTCCTTCTCGCCCTTGAGCGCGGTGATGTTTTCAAGTTGCGCCTTGAACCCTTCCGGGTCCATCATGCTTGCCCCACGCAACAGCGCCGCCTGCACGAACGTCTGACCCTGCGGCGTGCCGAGCTGGTCCAGATATCCCTTGACGGCTTTGGCGCCCTGCTCGTCACCGGCATTGACAAGGGCATCGTACTGCGTCTGCAAGTTGGACTTGGCCGCCTCAATGTCGCCCGTGGCAAGGGCCGTGGCCGGCGCCATGAGGTTGCCGAAGCTGGCGCGCTTTTGTTCCGCCGACATGTTCGCCATCATCTCAGCGCCGAACGTGCCTAGCTTTTCGTCCAGCGCCGTCACCTTGGCGACCATCGCTGGCGTCAGGTTTCCCGCCTCTACCGCGTCATAGAACTCGCCATAGACCGCATTGCGTTCCTCGGCCGCGGCCATTTCCTGCTGTAGCTTTGCCGCTCGTGCCTGTTGCTCGGCCATCTGCGCCTGAAACAACTGGTTCTCTTGCCCGACCTGCCGCTCCTGCTGCAGCATCTGCGCCCCGGCGCCATAGCCTTGCAAGGCAGCCTGGAACGGGTTGATCACGTCCATCTGATAGTTGACGGCCATCAGAAGGACCCCCCGGTGCTGTACGGATCAGAGAACTGGCCCGGATAAGCTCCCCTTGCCACGTCAGGCACCGGGTTGGACATGCCCATGCCGCCGAACATCCCCCGCCCCGCGGCGAAGCCGATCGATCCCGCAATGTTGCCGAACATGTTCGCGTTGGCCTGACCTCTCGCCAGTGCGCTGCCTGCCAGTGCCTCGCCGCGCTGTCCAAACAGCTGCGTTGCGTTGTTGGCGAACGCCTGCCCGCTTGCCGCCTGCATCCCCGCCGATGCTTGGCCCAGCTGCGTCAGTCCGCCAAGGCGCTGGTATTGCTGGTTGATCAGCGAGGACAGCACCTCTGGGCGGAACTTGGCAAGGGAGGCTTGCACGTTCCCACCACGAAGCCCGCCCGTGGCCGCTGCGTTCTGCAGTATCGCTTCCTCGCCCTGACGGGTCATGGCTGCGAACTCTGGCCCCATCTCGATAGCCTGGATGGCGCGCTGCTGCGCTTCGGGACCGCTGACGCCGGTGAGGTCAAGCTGACGCGCCAGAGCCCCGCCGCCTGCTTCGACGTAGGGCCGGAACATGGCTTGGATGGCGTCGAACTGCCGGCGCTGCTCGGCCATGCTCTGGTCCGTAGCCTGCGTCTGGGCAGCCGCCGCAGTCTTGGCGGCCTTCTTCTGCGCGCTGGACGACATGGCCCCGCCAATGATGGCTGACCCGATTGTCGCAATCAGAGGCCACATCAGCTAATCTCCCGCCCGCTCACACGCATGGTTAGCGAAGTTGCCGCCCCGGCGATAGTGGAGATGAACCCGCCCGCCTCAAGAACCTGTCCCACCAGTTCCGGGCATAGATACGTCTCGTCCGGAACGATGGTGCGGTTGTCGATGATCAGGTTGGACGAACTGGCCGACCCGCTGACCGTGACAAGGTTAACCGACAGCGTGACGTTGCTGGCTGACGTGTTTGTCACCGTCGCCTTGTCTATAATGGCGCGGACGTTCGTCGCCGTATATTGCGACGTCTGAGCGTTTTCCAACTGCTTCGGCGGGACCAGAACCCTTGCTGTAACGGCCATGCGTTAGTCTCCGATGTTGTTCGTTACAGTCACGATGACCGACGGCACTGCCGGTGCCGGCGCAGCGGCAGTGAACCGCTTGATCTCGACCCCTGTATCATCCACGGACCATCTATACTCTATGTAGTCGCCAGCCTTAAGCCGGAACACGTAATTCCACGCCGCGACCTGCTCCGAATTGTTTCCCTCAAGCCTCATCCGGGTCGCGCTTTCGGCAACGTCCACCCCGTTTTTCCTGTACCACAGATAAAACAGCCCCTTGCCGCCCGTGGTCTTGTCTAGCTGGATTGAGTGCTGGAAGTTATATAGCCCATTCTGGTCAACCGTGATCTGCGTCCCCGACAGGTAGACGCCGAAGCTCAGGTCCGTATTGGACAGGCTCACCGTGTAAGCCGTGTTAATTGCAGCAGCGTTCTGCGTGTTGGTATCGTAGAACGTCCCGTAAGCCCTGCGCGGCGCTGGTATGATTGGCGGGGCAAGGGCCAGCCCCTGTACGGTATCGGACATACGCGCCAACTGGTCCAGCGCCGCTTGCGCAAGGGCTGTAGCCGTATCGGCTTGCACCACACGCTGCGTTAGCTCCCCCGCAATCGCCGTCAGCACCTCGGCCTGATCCTGCGCCGCGCCTAGCGCCAGCGTGTTGGCCTCAATGGATGCGCTTAACGTTGCAATGTCAGATGGCGTCAGCTCGCCCGCGACCCGAAACAGCCGTTCAATGGCGCGGATGGCTTCCGGATCGTTGCCGACGAAGGCGGCAATCTGGTTCCGGGTCAGGGCTTTGGGGTCCGCCATTACCAGGCCAGCGGCTCTAGCCGCGCCTCCAGCCGTGCGAAACTTAGGAAGGCGTCAGACGTCCCGCTAAAGCGTTGCAGCCGCCAATTGCGGAACGCCCCTTGCTGCATCCACACCAGCCGCTTGGATCGATCGCCAATCTTGCCGGCGCGGATGAATTTCTGCTGGCTGTAGGTCACCCCGTCCTGGCTGTAGGACGTCGATATCTGCGGATCCGCGCCCAGCGCGACGCGACCCGTCAGCGCGACCAGCTCAAGGTCGTGGATCACCACGCCGCGGCTTTCGTTGTAAACGATCTGCGTTTGGAAGTTCCAGCCGACTGTCTCGCCCCAGTGGGTCGAGATATCATCCACGAGATAGCCAAAGGCGCTGGATGCCGTATCGCCCGTGTTCCAGCGGTTGTAGGCGTAGACGAGGCGGCTGGAACGGTAAGCCCCGTTCCCGTCAAGGCTGGATGACAGGCAATACCAGACCGGCTGTTGCGCCCCGGCGCTGCTGGCCCCGTCGTAGACAAGGCACTTGTCTGGCAGGTGGATCAGAAGCTGGCGATGGTCGCGATCCGTGCGGGTTTCCATGAAAGATGCCGCAAGTTGCGCCTCGGTATAGCCCGACAGGACAATGTCGATTTCGCGCGTGCTGATCTTCTGCGAATTGCCATTCACGCCCAGCCAGACCGCAATGCCCTCGCCCATGCCACCGCCGATGAACGCGATCTGATCGAGGTATGCGCAATTCGCGTTGACGCCGACACTCCCCCGCGTGATCTGCGCGCCCGCGATGCGCTCAAACGGAAAGCCCGTGGTCCCGACGTTCTGGAACACCTCGATGGTGTGCCTGTTCACGGCGTAAATCTCATTCCGCAGCTTGATCAGCCCCACCACCGGGTCCGGATCGATCTCGCTTGAGCCGTACTTGAGCGGATCCACCGCGAACGGGTTATTCAGTTCCGTGATAACGAGGAACTCCCCGTCGGTCGTCATGAAATACCCGTCGACCCAAACAACATCCACCACGGTCCCAAGATCCGGGTCCGTGTTCTGCGCCAGCGTGGTCCCGTCATAGAGGTACAGCTTACCGTCAGCCGCAATGGCGAGGTAATCGAAGCTGTAGACCATGATTGCGCGGTCAGTGCCGGGGATTGTGCCGATCGTGGTGACAGTTCCCGCCTCGGAAATGCTGACAAGGCTGGTTCCCATCACCCGGTAGAGTATGCCGTTCCACTCGATGCCGCCGCGATCGAGGCCAGGGCCCGTGCCGTTGCTTACGATCCCGTCTGCCGGCCGCAGGTAGCCGTTGCTGATGCCCTGTTGCTGCACCACGGGGACCATGTTCAGCGGATAGCTGACCCGAAAGTCTGCGTTTCCATCGCTGAATGCGCCACTGAGGATCGGGATTTGCAATTAGAACCCGTCGCCCGCGATGATGTGAGCCGAGGACGTGGACGTGCCGGTGATGTAGGCAACGTGTGTGTGATCCAGCGGCTTGGAGATGTTCACCTGCGCATTGGGCTGCACGATGTAATCCGCAGTCGTCGCCACCACGCCGGACAGGCCAGTGCGAACGAACACCGCGTTCGTGCTGCCCGTGTTCGTTACCACGATATTCTGATTGTTGACGCCGACCGCAGAGCTTGCCGACGTCGTCGTGACGCTCGCCACGACAACGCCAGAGCCGAACGCCGGGCCAAAGTTCCGATCAATTGCCATTTGTTACCCCTTGAAGCCAGCTCTGGTATTTCGGATGCTCAAGCGCCACGAGGCGCGAAAGCTGTTCCTGCGTCATCGGGATTTGCCCGATCAGCATGTTCCGAAGCGAAGCGAACTCGGCAAGGATGCGCGCCTTAAGCGCCGCGTGATCCTCGTCCGGGTAAGCTTCCTGCAGCGCCTCTGCCGGCGGATCGCTGGACAGCTCAAGCACTGGCGTTGCAAGTGCTGCCTCAAGTTCAGCAATGCGTGCGCGCAGGGCGTCAATTTCAGCTTCACGCGGATTGTCAACAATTTTTAGAATGATTGGCTCACACGTCTGTTGATCAAGGAAAGGCGCGACAGTTGCAGCCTTGCCCAGCGTGCCAGACGTGGTTGCGTTCCAGTGCGCTTCATACGCGCTTAGATAGCGCGGCGGCTCGTTTGGAATGTCCAGCCGATCGCCACGAATGACGGAGCGAACCTGCGAACGCCACATGCGCCATTCCGGCGAGATGGTCAGCCCCTCATCCGCCGCCTTGGCGTCGATGTGGTCAACTGCCTTGAGCGTGCGCCAGGCCAGCGCCTTCAATTGCCCGTGCTCTTCTTCCGTCATCATGCCGGCACCACCGATCCAGAACCATCCGCGATATACCAGGGCGAAGCCGCAGCCGACCCGCTCGACACCATCAGGCGATTGTTGGTCGTGTCATAGACCACCTTGCCCGTTACCTTGCCGCTTGTGTTGATTGCATTGGCAACCGCTGCGATTGCTGAAGCAGCAACCGACTGCAGCACCAGCCCGCTTGTCATGGTTTGCTGCGCTGTGAAGGTCTGCGCCGTGGCGAGGAAGGCCTGCCCTGACGTGTCCGTGCTGTCGATCACATACCATGTCGAGGCGAGCGAATTGAACTTGAACCGCAGCGCGCCATTCTGGCTGATGCCCGTGGGAGCCCCGACGATAGACGCGCCATTGCCTGCCAGCGTCAGCGTGGTGACAGCCTGCGTCGAGAAGATCAATATCTCTTGGTTGTCCGTCACGCTTGACGATAGCGGAAAGGTGATCGTTCCCGCCGCATAGGCCGCAAGCGGCGTCAGGATCAACCATTGGTTGTTGGTGTTGGCAAGAAGCGCAACCGTGAAGCCCGTCGCCACCGGCGTTGCGTACTGCACCACGAACTGGCCCGCCGAGAAAGTCAGGTTGGCCTGCATGAAAGCTTGCAGCGCCGTCAGCGACGTCTTGCGCGTGTCGCTGTTGTTCGTGCGCCAGATCGGCAAGAGGTCGCCGGCCGTAAGCGTGTCAGACGTTGAGAGTTGGTTGATGTCAGTCATGGATCAGCTCTCAAAATCAAGCGTTGCGTCAGGCCCGACCGTTAAACCACGATCCTCGCGCTGTAGGAACGGGTCGCCGTTAAAGCGCCAGTATTTCGTGCCCTGACCAGCCGGGACAGCGTTGACGTCTATCAGCCTTTCCGGGATCGTCGATCGACGGCTGAGAAGCGCCATGTAAGACGAGCGCGCCGTTGCCTTCGTATCCGGCGAGACGGTCTTGCCCATCATCGGCGCAAGGCGGACTGCAAGGTTGCTGACGATGGCCTCGATTGCTTCGTCGGTGACAGTAGCGTCCTGATCTAGATCGCTGTCGCCAGGATTGTCCGCGAGCGGGTATCCGATGCGCAGGCCCCGCGAATTCCACGTCGCCATCATGTTATCAAGGCGACGTAGCCCGGCTTGCATCTGCTCGGGCTGCAGGTCGAAGGCGTAGGACGCGAGCCCCACTTCTTCAAATGCGTTCTGCACGATCTCGCGCTTTGTCCAGCTCACGGTTGGGGCTCCTCTGGCACGGTCAGCAGCTCGGCTTCCTGCGCTTCAAGCGCCTCGATGATCTTGTTGGCCAAGGTCTTGTCCGACCAGCGCTTGTCAACGGTCAGGCCGATCTCAGCCGCCTTGGTCAGCATCTCGTCCCGCGTCGGCGGGGCGTTGTCGACAGGCTCGGACACAACCGCGACACGCGCGGGCGCGGGCTTCAGATAGGCGTCAACCGCCTCGACCAGCGTAGCGTACCAGCCATCGGTCAGCGCCTTGTCAAAGGCTTTCTGATCAGTGACGCCAATGCTCTGGTATGTCGTGTGCGGAGGACCGAAACGATCGCCAGGGCATTTGTAAACGATGGTGGGAAAGTCTGGCATTGCGTCCTCCCGGCAAATGCCCCCGGCCGGTCAGGGCCGGGGGTTAGTCTTGCTTCAGTCCTAGGCCAGACGATACGAAACGAACGTATTCGCCGCCGTCTTCCGGGTCCGGAGACGCAAGGCGTTTCCGTGGATCAGGCCAGTCGTTGAGTGAGCTGACTGACAGATCATGGTGCCGACAACGGTATGGTCCGCGCCGGCCGTGATCGTGATGGTATCAGCCGCCGCAGATGACAGGTTGATCAGCGTCCAGTCAAAGTATTCATCGACTAGGAACGTGCCCGCCGCATCAAGCAGCGTGCCGGTCGGCAGGGTGTAAGCCTGCGTTGCGCCCGCTGCGTGAGTGCCGGTCACAAGGCCGGTCAGGAGTTCAGCCGCCGTCAGTGTGACGGCAGTCGTTTCGGCGGTCGGCGTGACCTGAACGCCGTTGGCAATCCGGCCCTGCTTCACGACCGGGTCCGTACCCACTTCGTAGAAAGTCGGCAGGCCGCCGCCCGCGTCGATGACAATGGTGGCGCCGCCGGTGTAGGTGCCGAACACGGTCTGACCGTTGATCACAGTGCCGATCAGGGTCGTGTTGTCGGGATAGTTCACAAAGCCAGACGTCCGGTAAACGTTGACCAGGCCTTGAGAGTAGACCGCCACTTTTTGCGTTGCGGTGAGAGTGACGGAGACACGGCCGCCGCCTGTCAGAAAGTTACTCATTGTGCGATTTCTCCGTTAGGTCTGGCTGAACATGATGACGCCGGTCATCATGGGCTGCTTGTTCACCACGCCATAGAGCGTGTCGAGGCGATACTTGGTCCGCATCGTGTTGATGTCGTACTGCTTCTGCATCACGAGCTCGATGCCCTGATCAGTTGCCGCACGCATCACCGCCGCGCCCGCATCGGTCGGGACCGCATAGCGACCCGGCAGGATCTCGATCGAGTCCTTGTACCAGAACGGGTTCATGAAGTTCGTCACGGTGTTGAGGAAGGTAATCGCCGCGTTAGACGCCGTCGCAGAGAAGGTGCAGTTCTGGTACTGGATTTCAGCATCAGAGCCGCTTTGCGCCGAGATGATCGGCGGGGAGATAACGAGCGTCGTGCCACCAGCCGGAACCGAGATGACGCGGAACGTCATCGGCTGGCCAGTGTCCTGCTTGGTGATCAGATGCACCGAGTTGCAGTTTGCGATCGTGAACGCATCGCCCGCCGCCACGGAGGTTGTGGATGTCACGGTGATCGTCTGGTAACGGTTATCGACGTTTGAGGTTTCGCCGGTCGTCGCAACCGATGTGGCCTTGGGAACGTAGAAGTTTGCGCCCGCAACCAGCGTGCTCATGGTAATGCCACCGCCGCCGGCCGCAGCCGTCTTGCGGTTGGCGTAGTCCAGCTTGTAGGTGTCGAAGGACGCAATCTTGCCGACGAAGCCAGCACGCAGCGCCTGATCCGAAATGCTGTTGCCGAACGAACGTGTTGACACGGCGAGGTTTGACGCCATGCCGTTGTAGTCACGCGTTGACAGAGCGAGGTAGCGGTCCTCCATCTGCACGCCGCGCTCGTTCATGATGGCTTCGCACAGGGCGACGTCATCAAAGCCAGCAGCCGCCGCAGAGCGCTTGACGAAAAGCGTACCCTGGTTGGCAGCGACAGACATAACGGACACGTTAATGTCCGACGCCAGCTTCTGCTTGGCAGCATCGCCGAGGCGACCTTCCTGCAGGGCGTCACGCAGTTCGGTTGCCGTCAGAACGAACGGAACCGAGCGCTGAAAGCCGATCGTCGCGGGAACAGACAGCTGCGTGTAGTCGTCAAAGTTGGTCGTCATGTCGGTGCCGCTGTAGCTCGTCGCGATGTACGGCTGCGGGCGCCACATGATGTTGTTCGTGCGTTCCATCGTCGTCTGGTCGGTGTTGAACACAGCGACATTGCGGGACAGCACTAGCGCGTCTTGGAAGCCTTCGAGAATATTCTCAAAAGCCACCCTCTCTTCCTTCGAAAAACCGTTAGGCATTGATTTCATTCCTGTTTTCGCCGTAGTGCCCTTTTTTCTTCAGGTACTCTGCGGCTGCAATTAATGTTTCTGGATTGTCTCCAAGATGTCCGATCCCGTGATTACAACCCCGGCAGAGGATGCCGCGCACTTCTCTCGTTTTGTGGTTGTGATCGATTGCCGCGGAGTTTTTGGATCGTCCTCGCGGCTCAAGCTTGACTTGGCAGATGGCGCAACAGCCGTTCTGCCCTTCCCACATGGAGTTAAACTCCAGTGCGGTGATGTTGTAGGTTTTGAAGCGACGCTTTGTGCGACTGGCTGTATACGCTTCGGTCTTGGCGTAACCTTTCATGTACTCAGCATTATAGACTTTGACGGCGTCAAAGTTCTTGTCACGCCATTGTTTCTGGTACGCTTGAACGTGGTCCGCCTTTTCGGCTTTCCACTTCTTTACTCGCTGTTTTTGCTTTTCTTTCTGATCCGGTCTAGCCGCAATCAGGGCTGTTTGAGCCTTGATCTTTTCGCGTTTCACAGGATCAGCCCGCCTTTTCCGTTGTAGCTCACGCTTCCGGATGCGCTCACGCTCGATGTACTCAGGATCGTTCTTGTTGGCTTCCCACTTTACGCGCGCTCTTGCCCTGGCCTCGGCGCGCTCGCGCTCCAAGAACTCAGGATCTTCCTGCATTTTTTGCCTGCGCCATTCTTTCATGTACGCGGACATTTTTGTGGGTGCCGTCGTCATGTTAACCGCGCTTCTGTTGCTGGCGCTTGTAGGCCATCACCTTCGTGAAATCGCCCGTCTTAGCCGCTTCTTCGCGCAGTCGTTCCAATGTGTTATCAACGGACCCAGACTTCGGAGCGTTGCCGCTCGGTATCTGTTCTGGCGCCGCCGATGGCTTGCGTTGTGTGACTTTCAATTCTCTCTCCAAGTCTGCAATTGCAAAAGCAAATGCGATTGGGCTTGCGATGGCCGCCAGCTCAGCGGCCTTCTTAGGGTTTTTTCCGAGCGCATACATTACGATTGCAGGCTTTTTGGCTCCATCAAGGATTATGCCGCGCTGGGTAACCGATAGCGTATCCATCATGGCCGCTTCAGCGTCGTCAAAGTCGCGAACTTTGAGTTCTGCCTTGGCGGTATTGTAGCTCGCTAGCTTGGCTATCCAGGCCTTGTTGATGTCGTCCTGTTTGCGTTGCAGTTCGGCTTGCTGTTGATCAAACTTGGCCTTGGCCTTGTACCAATCATCAAGCTTTGCCTCATAAGCGCCCGTGTCATAGTCCACATCCTGCAACGTTGGCTTTGGCGGCGGGGCGGAAGTCGTCTCACCCTGCGCGACTGGCGCTTGCTGCTGGAGTTTTTGTTCCAGTTCCTTGATACGCCGACTTAACTCGCGGTTTTCCTTTTCTTTTGCCCGAGAGATTAGACGCGTTTCCTTGACCCAAGGGGGAGCCCCTTCTGGTATCTCAGGTTCGCTCGGCGGTTCTTCGTCACCAATGCTGACGACGATTTCGCTTTCACCTTCTTCCACTGGTGGCGTCTCGCCATCGACAGCGGGCTCCGGGGGCGTCTCGCCCTCCGCAAGCGGGTTAACTTCGTCCTCGTCCGGGTTCAACATCGTAGCGCTTCCTTGCTCAGTCATTGGTGCCGGCTGACTGGTTGGCCGGTTTTCAGTTCAGCTTGATGCCCACGGCTGCGAGCAACAATCTTGCTTCAAACTCCTCGAACTCGATGAATGCCTGAATTGCGTCCTCTTCCTCAAGCAGGATATTGTCGAGTTCGTTGATCGCCGCGCGCAGTTCCCTGTCCCGCTCGATCTCTTCGGCCGTGCGGGCGACCTGTTCGCGCTGCGCTGCCTCCAGCTTGGAAAGTTCGCGGCGAAGGATTTCCGTCTGCCTGATGTCGCCGGTATAGTCCGCGACCTTGCGTGCAAGCCGCTTGGCCTGCCGACTGTCTGACTTCGCCAGTTCCTTGCCGATCGCGGCAAGCCTTGCGGCCTGCTGCAGCTCCAGTTCCCACTCGTGCGCGCGCCTGCCAGCGCCAGGACCGCCCGGTCCGCCGCCCGTAGGCGGTGGGGGCGGAGGCGGAGGCGGTGACCCGCCAGACTGAAGGAGCGTGAGAAACATTCATCAGACCGGAACTTCTTCCCACGCGATCCGTCCGACCGCTGAGAAGGTCGTGGACGATGTCGTGTTGAGCAACGCAAGCACGCCGCCCGGAGGAACGATGAACAGGCCATCGAGGTCTTCGCGGCCAACGTAGCTAGGCAGCAGCGCGGTTGACGCCAGCGTCGTGTAGGTCAGGCCCGAAGGCGATGGCAGGGCAGCGCCGCCGATCACTACGAGGTTGTTGGAGAGGCCGGTCAGCGCCGTGGAGCCCGCGAAGAACTTTGCGTTAGAGCCCGACTGCAACATGGTCTTGGCGTTGTAGGGGTTCGATCCCGTCGAGATTGCGCCGTTGTTCAGGCTCAGCGCCCACACGAAAGCGCCAGGGCCTGCGCCGCTGGTCAGGTTGCTTGAGAAGCAGTTCAGGCTGGCTTGCAGAATGACGAGGTTGTTCGTGTTGCTGGTCGGGTTCCAGACGCCGAGGATTGGCGTGGTCGTGGCCGTTAGCGTGATGGTGTTGGCCGACAGCGCCGCAACCGCAGAGTGACCACCGAAGAATGCCGCGCCCCTGTAGTTCGTCTCGTAATAGCGCCCGTGCAGGTCAGACATGATGACGTCGCCAAGCTGGCCTGCCCTGCCGCTGACGATGGCGTTGTTGCCGCTTGCTGCTGGAGCGCCGACGATGTTCTGTGAAATGGGCATGATGGTTCCTCTTGTTGCGCGCTATTTGGCGGCGACGACAGCTTCAGCGATTTCGACGGCTTGCGCTTCGATCTTGGCGAGCTTCTCTTGCGCTATCTCATCGGCTGCGGGCTGCGCTGCGGCGATGATCCGGTCCAGCTCGTCCAGTTCTTCGGTCAGGGCTTCAGCGACCGCCAACGCATTTGCACGCCTGCTTGCGATCTCCGCGCGGCGTTCGGTCAATTCATCGAAAAGCGCCATGATGTGTCCCTAGACGAATTGGAAGTTGGCGATCAGGTCGCCTGCGCCGACTGCCGTGTTGTCAGTCAGCGATGACCCTGTGACCATTGCGTAGGATATGCCTGTGCCGCCGTAGTTGAGGCCGAGCGGCGTTTCGATCTCAAGCTTGCCAGAGCCGGGAATGCTAAAATTGCCCACCGCTGATGTCGTGCCCATCGTCACCGATGCAGACGGCAGGTTGAATATCTTGAGATAGCGAACAGCCGCGTTCGTGTTCTGAATGTTGATCAGGAGGATCTTGCCCAGCGATGCTTTGAGCTGCGTGAGGTTGTTCGTTGCCGCGCTGATGAGCGTGGTCATCGTGGAGCCGTTGCTGGCTCCGTTCGCACCCAGTGCAATGCCGCCCGACACTGCGTCGGTCAGGATGCGGCGTGTGTTCGTGCCGTCCCATCCGCCAATCGGGGTCGGGCTTGCTGTGGGGGCTGCACCGACTGCAACGTTGCCGCCGACTGCGATGACGCCCGTGGCGGCGGTGACAATTGAGTTTGTGTTTAACTGGCCGAGGTTAACTGACGGCGTTGAAACCGGGAAAAACGCAGGGGCAGACTTCAGCACCCCAACAGCGGCGGGAATGCCGCTTGAATAGGCCGTGATTTGAACGCGGAAATAACGAGCAATAGCTGGGAATATGAACAGTCCAGCGGCGGCTGTTGTTGTGGTGCCCGATTGCGGTCCAGTGGAGTTAAATCCATTGACAGCCGCCCACGTCGTCGCGTCGTTCGACGCTTGGAATGTCATCGTTGCCACGAATGCAGTCTGTGCGAATATCTGCACCGATATCGAGTTGAACCCTGTCGTCTCCACCATCCAGATCGTGCCGATGCGCGCCAGCGATCCGGTGATGACCCGCCCATCGGCAGGCATCACCTGCCCCTTCTCCGTCAGCGCCACTTGCGTCAGGTTGCCCAGCGGATCGAGGCCCGCGATTGGCATCCGCACGTCGCTGGACACATCCGTCAGCGTGTTCCTGACGAAAAACGGGGCGACGTCAAAAGCACGCTGCGAATAGAGCCCCGACACAGAGCCGGTGAAATCAAGGCTCGTGATGGCGCGGAAGTATCTTGCAGTTGCAGGGACGACAATCACGCCGGGCGCGTAGAACACATTGGATGGCGCTATCTCGTTCGTCTGGCAGACGCCAATGGCATCGACCCATGTCGTGCCATCCTGCGATGCTTGCAGGTAGATCGCGCCATCCCACAGGCCGGTCAGTTGCAGGACAATCGACCGCTCGCCGGTTGTGTCGATGGCCGAGAACAGGACCACGTTAGCCGTGGTGATCGGGCCGAAGCTGGTCGCCGTCGATGGGTCAAGCGCCACGACTGACACGGGCGATGCACGCAGCTCGGCGTCAGTGAGGCCGCCAGTGACCGCGACGGATCCGGAGACAGCAACCGTGCCGGTGACATCCAGCGGCGTGCCTGCTGTGACCTCTACCGTCCCCGTGACAGGCATCGGGTTGGCTGCGGAGACGTCAGTTGCAACGCCGTCGGCGCCCACGCCGATTTTGACACGCTGATGCAATACGCCGCCGATGTCGTCAGCTGCGACGGTTGCGCCTACGCCTGGTGTGTAACCGACATTATCAGCCATTTAGTCAGCCTCCCTCGCGAAGAACATCAGCGCCATCATCAGCGCGCCGACTGTTCCGCCGATCCAGAGACCCGTCATGAATTCCATCAATTCTCCACCTCGATGCTATCGATGCGGCCATTCTTGCGGACCACGCGGCGAGGCTTGGACATGGCTGCGATGGCCTTGTCCGTGTTGGCTGTCGTCACCTTTGAGAACAGCCCGACGGTTTCGCTGATCTGCTGCGCAGAATTCTGGATCATTGCCGCAGCCTCGCCCAGCCCGACGATAGCCTGTTGCATGGCATTGACGCCGGCAACCATCGCTTCGTTCGTCTGCCGCTCGGCCCTAAGCATGTTCAGCTCATCGTCCGTCTGGTCAGCCTTGGCCTTCTTGATCCTGTTCTCCTGGCGCATGGCTTCTAGCTCAAGCTGCGTGCGCTCGTCCACCACGGGAGCCTGTGCCGGCGCGGCTGTTGACGGGCTGGCGGCTGCGTCCTCATCCATGCCGATCCCCGTAAGCTTGACGATGGTGTTGGCGCGGCTCTCTTCGGCCTGCGCAAGTGATTTCTCGGTGTTGGCCATAGCAAGCGAGGCCTTGGCCCTGGCTTCGTTGGCCAGCGCGTCGGACAGTTCCTTCTGCGGGTCGGGCTGGTCCTGCATGGCTTGCAGTTCTTCGGCCATCGCCTGCGCTTCTTCCTCGTTCGGCTCAAGCACGCCCTGTTTCAGCAATTGCTTGCGGAAATACTGTTGCATCTCGGAAAGCCCTTCGCCTTCCATGTTCATCATCGCCATGCTGCCGAGAATGGACAGCGTCTGAGGGTCCTGCGTGATCTGCATCATGCCGGTGATGGCGCGCACAACAGAGGCGCGGCGGCTGGTCGTGCTCGGCCCGACATCCACCGCCACATCGAACTTGGCTTCCGCGATATCGTTCTCTGTCTCGATCGCCCCGGTGTCCTTGTTGACGATCGGCCGGGCCAGTTCGACCGTGCGCGGCTCGCCCGTGGTCTGTATGGCCTTCATCTTGCGGCTGGGCTCGACGTAAATTTCACGGGCCATCGATAGCCAGACTTCACCGCAACGCTTCACGGCTTTGCCGAAGTTCGACAGGTAGATGAACGTCTGCATGTCCAGCTTGTTCTGGATCAGCTCAACCGCCTTGCCGCTCATGTTCGGCTGCATGATTTCGGCTTGTTGCTGGTTGCCGAGGATCTCCTGCATGTCGGTTTCAGTGATCTGCAACAGCGCGGCCATTGCAGGCGGGATCTCCGGCGCCCGCGTGTAATCCAGCGCGCCCATGGGCTGCTCGCCGCCATCCGCATTGGTCACAGGGTTCACCAGCAGGTACGGATACCGCTTGATGTTGTCCTCAGCCCACGCAAGTTCGTGGCCGGCGACCTGTTCAGGCGTGAAGATGGGCTTCTGGACCGTGCTGTAAGCGCTGATCTCGCCCAGCTTCGTCAGCTGCATGTTCTTCAGCCGCTGCGCATCCTTGGCTAGGCGCACATGGCCCTGGCAACGCTCGATGTTGTCAACGAACCATCGCTTGCCATAGACGGGAATGATCGGGATTTCGCTGCCCGCGATCAGCCCGTAATCCTCCAGCACTTTGCCGCCTGACAGCAGGTACTTATGCACACGCTGGCGCTTGATCTTGCGTTCGCGGACCTCGACGCTGCCGGTCGCGAGCAGCGTGCGCTCCAGCTCCGGATCGTCTTCAAAGTCAGCTTCCGAATACTTGGTCTCCTCACCGTCAAGCGAGCGGAATATGCGCAACGTCTCGCTGACCTGTTCCTTGACGTAATACTCCGCCACGTAAACCACGTCTGGCGTTGACCAGTCGAACTGTACAAACTGCACCACCTTGGGCCATGTCGTCGGGTCGTCGTTGAAACGATCCTTGTATGACTGCACCGTCATCGCCGACAAAACGAAGCAGGACTGCGCGTCCTTTTTGTCCTGGCGCTTGGCGTTCAGGTCAAAGAACACGCTCGTGTCAGCGTCGAAAATCGGTTGGAATACAATGCGCTGCTGTTCGTTCTCCGGATCGCCCTCGTCCTCGTACTGGTTCGAGAGACGCCACGCCCCGAACCCGCCGCCCACGGCTTCCTCGAAGGCATTGTCGTAAGCCTCGTCGGCGGAGCTGTCCTGTTCGTCGGCGCGATACAGCTCGTCGCACGTGTCGGCCAGCTTTAGGTTGGTGCTCCCGTCTTTGGGGACGAAATCAACCGTAACGCGATTGTTGCGGTATTCGCTGATGATCCGCATCACGGACAGCGCGACCTTGTTGACCTCAAATCTGGGTCTGTTCGCGTACTGTTCTGCGAGGTTGCCTTCCCACTGTGCGCCGGCGATGCTGTAGAAGCGGCGGTCCTCAAGGCATTGGAACCGCTCGTCACGCATCGTCGATTGGATGCGGTCGAACTCCGCCAGCGCCTCGGTGTGGACGCGTTGCAGCCGCTGCTCTCTGGTTTCTCGCGCCATGATTTGCGGCTGTAACCTATCTGGACATTGGTGTCACGGTGGGGACGAGCCGAATTGTTCCGCCAGGCTTCTGGCTGCTGACGCGCCGCGCGCCCTCGCAGGCGTAGCGCAGGGCATCGATGACGTGGTTGTCCTTGTCGCTGAGGATCGGGAGGATTTGCCCGGTGAGCGGATCGGCTTTGTAGGAATACATGGTCAGTTCATCGATCGTATGCTGGCAACGTGGGTGAACGACAATGTCAAAGGATTTCAGCCACTCAACGCCCTCGTCTACCGACTTCGGCCCCTTGACCGCCGCCTGGATCTTCGGAAAGCCGTTGCGCCTCATATGGCTGATGGTTTCCGGGCGGGCGCTGTCTGCCACCATCGGCCACTTCTCGGCTTCGGGGATGGACAGGAAAAGGCTGGGCGTGTCGGCAATCTCGCAGCCGATCTGGTACGCCTCGTGATCGACGTAAAGCTTGCGGCCTATGATGTGACAGCGGACCAGCACGGTCGGGTCTGAAGCAAAGCCCCAGTCTGCGCCGAAACGGTGGATCGCGCCGGGCGGGGCTTCGAATTCCTCGATTGACCAGTTGCGGAAGACGCGGGCCTCGGAGTTGCGGACGTACTCGCCAAGCCAGATGTGCGCGTACTTGTCCGGATCGCGCCGCTTGTCGTATTCCATCTCGTCCTTGAGGACGTCCGGAAACCACGGGTTATCGGCAAAGTTGACCTCGTGCACCACCGTGTCAGGCGGCGGGTTAGGACCTCGCAGCAGCGTCTCGACGGGGTCGTTACTTAGGCGCGGGTTCCACGTGAAGAGGATTTCGGAACCCGGCTTCCGGATGGTCGGGCGTAGCAGGTCAAGCGATCGCTGAGACGCAACCTGCGCCTCCTCGAACCACGCAATGTCAAAGCCTTCGAGCGATTTGATGCTTTCCGCCGTATGGTTGGCCAGGCCCTCAAAGATGATGATGGACCCGTTCCGGCCCTTGATCCGGTCGTGCTGGACCTCGAAGTGATGGCCAACGCCCAGCGCCTCTATCTTGTTCTCGATCAGCTTCTTCACGGATTGTTTCAGGGATCGCTGGACCTCACGCAGGCAAACCACGTCGGTTCGCTCGCTCACGCAGCGGACAACGATGTAGGATGCGAAGGCGTGAGACTTGCCGGAACCGCGGCCGCCATATGCGCCTTTGTAGCGGGCCGGCGCGAGGAATGGCTTGAACCAGCGGGGAACGTCAGGTCTTAGGGTCGATGACATTCCATTCAACCTTGCGGATATCAAGCGCGCCGGACACGTTCAGGTCGTTGCTTTCCTTCCAGCCCATCCGCCTGGCCGCCCAAAGGCTGCAGGCCCAGCTTTCCCCGCGCTTTGCCGCTTCGAATATCTTGCCACCCACAACCGTGTTGGCCGACGAAGCCCCATAGTCTAGGTCATCCCGGTAACAGCGGTGCAGCGTCTCAAGGCTCATCTTCAGGACGCCTGCCATCTGTGCGTGCGCAATGCCGATCGCCGCCATCAGCTTAATCTGGTTGCGCAATTCCTCGCGCGGGTGCTCTTGCCCCTTCTTAGGCCGGGACATGGGCTGACCTCTTCTTCAGTAGCTGATTGTTAGCGAAGGGCTTGTAATTAACGGTGTGCTGCCAGCGGCCCCACTTGCGCGTGATCTTGGTCACGTCTGGATGTTGGCGATAAAGATGCTTTGCCATCTCCAGGCGGCCATCAAACGCGGCGTCCTGCTTATAGAGCTCGTCCGTATTTCCGCCCTTCATGGTCATCGTCGCCATCTTGTCGCACAGGAATTTGTAAAAGAGAACTGTGCAATATCCATCCTTGAGGATGCGCAAGCTCAGATCGGTATCCTCGTTGTATCGGCCCCGCCAGCGATGGCTAATGGAGTTCGATAGAAGCATGCAGGAGTAGACGCGCGTGTTGAGAAGGAAGGGTTTAGTGATCGCTCGCGTCGTCTCAGTCACCGCGAACATGCTGTATTGCATGCCGGCCATGGGCACGTTGATGTATTGATCCACGAAATTCTCGGCTTCGCAGAAAATCGCCGGATCGCTCACGCGCTCGCGCGAATTCTTATGCCAGCGCCGAAAGCCGGCGATATTGTCGTCAAGGATCCAGTGCCTTGCGTGGCCTTCATCAATCGAATGCTGCCAGACCCAGTTGCGGGCCGGAATGCTGCCCTGGCCTAAATTGGAAAATGGCAGCACGAGGATCTTTGCGGGGTCGATGACTGCCGCGTAGCTGTCGAATTCCTGAGGCTCGATGACGATCCGATAGGGGCAAGCAATCAGCTCAAGCGCTCTGGATGTCGGCCGCGCTTCCCATCGGCCCTTAGAAATAACATAGACCGGATAGCGGGGGGCTATTCCTGCGGAAACCATATGGATTTCGTTTTGTCTGTAATGCTGCAGCCGAGGCGGCGCGCGAATTCATCAGCCTGAAAAGCGCTTTTGAAGTGAACGTGGATGGTTCGCTCTGCCAGCGGCTCGTTGCCGGTTCCATCCATCTCGGCAAGCGCATCCGAAATGGCGAAGCCATCCATCAGCATCATGTCGATAAACGCGCCATCAAATCCCATCAGCCCAACGTCAAAGCCGCCAACGGATAGCTCGCCAATTTCGACCTTCAACAATTCCATGTCCCAACCGGCATTCTGCGCCAGCTGGTTGTCCGCAAGCACATAGGCCCGCTTCTGCGCGTCGGTCCAACCCGTCGCCACGATGCAGGGCACGTCCTCGATCTTCAGCTTGCGCGCAGCCATCACGCGACCGTGGCCGGCAATGATCCCGCCTGCTTCATCGATCAGCACCGGGTTCGTCCAGCCCCACTCGCGAATGCTGGCCGCTATCTGGGCCACCTGCGCCTCTGAGTGCGTGCGAGCATTCCGGGCGTAAGGGATCAGGCTGGCCACTGAACGACGTTCTGGCGCGTCGCTAGGCCACTTCGCGCGCGTTGACGTTACAGTTTGCGCATCATTTGATGCTTTACGCGCCATCAATCAACGCTTTGACTTCTCGCCCGAACACTTCCACCGCTTCCGGCTCAGGTTCAGGGGGCTATTCGGATCGGCCGCGGCTTTGGGGTGCGCTCGCTTCTGGGCGGCCGATCGTGCGCAGTAGGCGTCACCCTTGGCGGTTCCTGGCTTGACACGCGGACCGCCGCCCTTGGCTTCACCAGCCTGGCCATAGCTCACACGCTTGCCGGAAGCGGTGACCTTGACGCGGGCTTTGCCGGGAGCTGGGCTGGCCATCACTTGCCCCGCTTCTTCGCAGTCTTCGCGGACGCCCGAAACGCCGCGGCGGTTGGTGCGCCTTTGGCTCCAACCTTGCGCATCTTCTCGCCAGACCCTGCGGCAATGCGGGCCTTCTTGGCGTTGATGTTTGCGTACAGGCCCGGTTTACTCGCCATCGAAGAATATCTCTATCGGGTCCGGAATGTCGGCGTTGTGGTACTCGTGCCCTATCCATAACTCAATCACGACACGGCGCGGATTGTCAAGCAGGATGGCGGTTGCCTGGGGCCATGAGCGGGTCGGGCGGAAGTTCTTGCGAAACGCCGCGCTCCACATTTCCGCGACTGCCTTGCATGCTGTAGCCTCGATCAGGCGCTGGGCCTTGCGCCGGCGCATGTCGGTGACGTCCAGTTCGCGAACCGCCTCGATGACGTGTCCGACAATGGCTTCGATGAATTCATCATCAACGATGTGGGGGAAGAACACGGCTTGGATCAGATTGGCCATGGGAAGGACCCGCCAGAGTTAGGGTTCAATCTACTCTGACGGGTGGACCCCTCGTCGGTCAGCACCGACACGGAAAATCTACCTATTCCGCCGCGTCTGTCAACGTCACGGACGCCATTGCCTTGGCTTTGGCGCGTTCCAGCAGGTACAGGATCACGCCCACGTCGCTTGTGCTGGACGTAATCCATTCTGCGCCGTCCACATCGAAACCGAGGACGATGGCGCTGGAAAGCTTGTCCTTGGCTGCGGCAAGGATCGCGTTGGCTGTCGGGCTATCAAAGCTCACCACGCCCCACCATCCGCGCCATTGGTAATCGTGGCCTCGACGCGCGTCACGTCGATGTCAGCCGGCGCTGGCGGTTCGGCGCGGGCGGCCTGCAGCGCGATGTCGGCGGCATGCAAGCGAGCCTGGGCATCTGATAGATTTACTGTGGCCTGGCTCATGCGCGTGTCAGCCAGGATCTGGTCAACGCGGGCATCGTCTCGCGCCCCGAACGCTCGGCGTACTGCGGCGGACGCTTCGCGGAATTCCATGATGGCTTCGGCTTCGTTCATTGGGTGGTCTCCTCTCGTGTCAGGCGAGCGTTGTGCATCGCTTGCCGCGTGTGGTCAACCGAAAACCAGCAAGCTGCAATCAAGAGCGCACCAGTCGCACCTACCTATAGGTAGTAGGTGCGGTGCGGTGCGGCCCTTTCCTGATTTTGCTAGCTTTTTGCCAACCCCGCACCAGTGCACCTAGGTGCGCTCAGGTGCGCTAGGTGCGCTCTTGACCATCCTGAGTTGCGCCACCCATTCCGCCTGCACGATGTGCCAGCCGCCCTGTGTCGGTGCGATGTAGGAGGCTTGCAAGAGGACGCTGACCGGCTTGTGTTCGGCGTTGGGATTTAGGTAGTTCCGGACGGCTTTTTCCGATATTCCATCTATTAGAAAAACTTCACGCAAAGCGTCCCTGTCAACGAAGGGGAGACTATCCCGCCAGACACATCCGCCATGCTCCCACGCGCGCCGGAATGTCTGCTGGTATTGCCCCGCTTTGGGGTGTGCTTTGGGCTGGTGTTGGCGCTCGCTGAGGGAGACGACTGCGCTTGTGACCTGCTCGCCATCCTCGTCCAGCCAGCCTGTGATCGGGACCGACATCAGCTCAACGGTGATGTCCTCGGCCAGCTCGGCGTCCTTGCTCTTGCGCTGGACGACTTGCATGGTTCCGTTGTCCTGCGGGACCACGGATACTTCGATATCCAGCGCCCCGCGCCAGGCGGAGGATCCGCGCGCCCGATGCTGGGCCTCGTCGCTCACGCCTGTGTGATGGACGAGGACGACGGCGCAGGAAAAGATTTCCATCAGCTCGGCGCAGGCATCCAGCATGGTCTTGGCGTCCTGCGCCTTGTTCTCGTCGCCGTTCAGGAAGCGGTGAAGGGTATCGACCACGATCACGGCCGGGGTAACGGGAAGCTCCCGGACGGCGTCGGAAACGCGGCGCAGGCCCTCGCGCGTGTTCAGGTCGCACCCGCCCTTCGACAGCCACATGTCGAGGCGGAGCACGCCGTGGTGCTGCTTCCACGCCGCTACCCTGCCCCGCAGGCCCTGGTGGCCCTCGCCGGCGAGGTAGACCACGGGACCGGGGCGCACCTTGCGGCCGTTCCACTGACGAGCCCCTGACGCCATTGTCAGGACCCAATCCAGCACGAGGAACGTCTTGCCGCCCCCGGATGGGCCGTGAACCATGATCAGGGCCCGATCCTGCAGCCAGCCCTTGACCAGCCAGGATATCGGCGCGGGCTGGGCGGAAAAGTCGTCCGCCGGGATCAGCCATTGATCGATCGGCGGGTTAAGCAATGCCGCGAGGTCGTGGCCCGCGGCGCGGTAATCGTTGGCATCGCCGGGGATGGGGACGAGGATAAGGCGGGCGCCGTGCTTTGCGGCGGCCTGCTCGCCGTAACGCTGCCCGACGCCGGATGCGTCATTGTCGGCGACGATAACAACTCTTGCCGAAGGGTGAGCCGCGGCAATGGCTCCCGTCACCGGCACAAGGTTCGATGCGCTATAGGCGACGACACATGGGCGGCCCGTCACCTCGTGGATGGTGGCTGCTGTCGCAAAGCCCTCCGCAACGTAAATCGTGTCACCCTCAAGCGCCCCGACGCTCCAGTATTTGCCGCCAGTGGCCCCGCCTGGGTGATAAAGCTTGCCCCCGTCAGCGTCGATGTACTGGAGGGAGGACAAAGAACCGTCCGTGTTGAACAGGGGCGCCATCAGGCGGCCGTCGCCTGTAATGCGCAGGCCATGAGCGCTAACGCCCTTGCGCATAAGGTAGGGATGATCCGGGCTGGCGGCTCCCGCTTGTGACCAGATCAGCTCCACACTATCGGCGGCGCTGGCCGCTTTGGCATCGCGGGCCGATCGAGCTTCGGCCTGCCGGCGGGAGACTGATGCCAACTCGACCGGTGTTAATTCACGACCAATGTCCGCGCGCCACGTGCTGGAAGCACCAGTGCGCCAATCGCCGAACATTCCCGCCGGAACGCCATCGGGGAAGAACACATACCATCCCGGCTTGTCGTGGCCCGGCTGGCCTTTGCTGCCGGTTGCGTAGCGATGCAGCTTGCCATCCATCTCTATCGACGGTGGCGGTGTTATGCCTGCCGACGCCATCGCCTGGCGGATCTGCTCGTCGATCGCCACCGGCGTCGGCAGACGCCACGGCCCGCCGAATATCTGCGTCACGTCCACCATGATTTCCGTCTCCTGTTTAAATCAGGGTTGCACATCCGTGCACGCTGTGCAATAAACATCCTGCCCGACCGGATCAGCCGACAGGGCGAAACAGGAAACGAAACAATGGCGATTAACTTGAAGCGCACGAGCGCACTTGCGCGTGATGGCGTTAAACTGCTCGTGTACGGACAAGCCGGCGCGGGCAAGACTTCCCTAATTCCCACACTTCCAAATCCAATCACGCTGTCAGCAGAGGCTGGCCTTCTGTCGATCGCGGGCGCTGATTTGCCCTACATCGAGATCGGCAACATCGCTGATTTGCAGGACGCTCTTGAATGGCTGACCGCCTCTGAAGAGGCGGCTGCATATCAGTCCGTGGCGCTGGATAGCATTAGCGAAATTGCCGAGGTTGTGCTCGGCGACGAAAAGCGCATCGCAAAGGATCCGCGTCAGGCTTACGGCGCAATGCAGGAAGCGATGGCGCACATTATCCGCGCGTTCCGCGACCTTCCCGGCAAGCACGTCTACATGTCGGCCAAGCTGGACAAGAGCCAGGACGAAATGGGTCGCATCCTCTATGCGCCATCCATGCCCGGCCAGAAGAGCGGCCAGCAATTGCCTTACTTCTTCGACGAGGTGCTGGCCCTGCGCGTCGAGAAAGACGCCGAAGGCGTGCCGCAGCGCGGGCTGATGTGCGACGGCGACGGCCTCTGGCTGGCGAAGGATCGCTCTGGGCGGCTGGACGCATGGGAAGCGCCGGACCTTGGGGCGATCATTGCCAAGATACAGGGGGAATGAATGAGCCGCCTACCTCCATTTGTGCTCAAGAAAGACAACCTCGCCGCCCTCTGGCTTGAGGCAAAGCAAGCCGAAACGGAATGGACCGAACGCCGCCGGCAGATCGAAGACGAGATGCTTGAAAGCGGCCATCTTGAATGGCCTGGACACAAGGTCCGCCTGACGGCGCGCGATAACTGGAAGATCGACGGCGACAAGCTGCAGGAAGTTGCAGAGGCGCGCGGGCTGACTGCGCATCTCGGCCAACTGTTCCGCTGGAAGCCAGAGGTCAACATGGCGCTCTGGAAAGCAGCGGCACCCGCCATCACCGACGTCCTGTCCGAAGCAATAACCGTGACGCCCGGTCGCGCGTCATTCTCAATCACAAAAGATGGGAACTAACCATGAGACTTGATGAAACCATCAGCATCGGATCGCTTCCAGAAAGTGACCGCTCATACGATCCGGTCCCGCCGGGCTGGTATGCCGCGCGCATCCACTCCGCCGAGGTCAAGGCGACCAAGGCCGGAAACGGTCAGTATATCAAAGTACGTTATGACATTGTCGGGCCAGCCCATCAGGGCCGCGTGATCTTTGGCAACCTCAACATTCGCAACCCGAACGCCAAGGCCGAACAGATTGGCCGCCAGCAACTCGGCGAACTGATGCGCGCGATCGGCCTTGCCGAGATACAGGACACCGACCAACTGATCGGCGGAACCTGCGAGATCAAACTGGACGTGCAGGCCGCGGACGGTGAGTACGCCGCCCGCAACGAGGTGCGCGGCTGGAAGCATGGGGGTGGAGGGACGCCAACACCAATGAAGACCGAAGCGCCGGCACCGAAAGCCCCCGCCGCCAAAGCACCGCCGTGGAGGAAATAATGCGCATCCCGCCGCCTGAGAATGGCCTGGTTACCTTAATCGACAAGCGCCATGCTGAGGCGGCGGGGCGTATGCCTCGCCCCCACATGGGTGCAAGCACGCTAGGGCACGCCTGCGACCGCTGGCTCTGGCTTTCCTTCCGCTGGGCCGTGATCGAACAGCACGAAGGCCGCATCCTGCGTTTGTTCCGGCGCGGCCAGATGGAAGAACACACTATTCTCGCCGACCTCGAGCTGGCTGGCGTCAAGATCGAAACCACGCAGGCGCACTACACGTTCGGCGGTCACATCTCCGGATCGGCAGACGCCATCGTGTCCAACGTCCCCGAAGCGCCGAAGACGCAGCACGTTGCCGAGTTCAAGACGCATTCGGACAAGTCATTCGCCGCGCTGGAGAAGGACGGCGTCGCCAAGGCAAAGCCAGAGCACTGGGTGCAGATGCAGGTTTACATGCACGGCGCGGGGCTGGACCGCGCATTGTATGTTGGCGTCAACAAGAACGATGACCGCCTGCACATCGAGCGCATTTACTATGACAAGGAAGCGGCCCAAGCGGCGATCGATCGGGGGCGGCGGATCAGCGAAGCCGACCGGATGCCCGAACCTGTCGCCGGCGCGTCCCCTGCCTGGTATCAATGCAAATTCTGCCCGGCTTACACGTTCTGCCACCAGACGAAGCTCACGCGCGAAGTGAACTGTCGGACGTGTGCGCACTCCACCGCCCGACCTGACGGTTACTGGCATTGCGGCGTCTATGACGACGTGATCCCAGTGCCAGCACAGCGCAGGGGTTGCACGTCGCATGTCCTGCACCCTGACCTTGTGCCGTGGCAACCGATGGAAAGCCCGGACGGCGTTACAGGAATTTGGGAGATCGACGGCAAGATCGAGAAGAACGGCGACCCGGAAACGGGCGCCCGCACCAGCTTTGACCTGATCAATTCGCAGGTTCCTTTTTGACATGGCTTTAAGGGATTACCAGCAGCGCGCCATTGACATGCTTGACGACTGGTTCCGCCGCCACCCGGAGGGACATCCCGTTATCGAGATGCCTACCGGGTCTGGGAAGTCTCACGTCATCGCGGCCTATTGCCAGGAAGCTTTGCGCGAGTGGCCTGAGACGCGCATTCTGATGCTTACGCACGTCAAGGAATTGATCGAACAGAACGCCGCCAAGATGCGCGAATATTGGCCGACTGCGCCGCTGGGCATTTACTCCGCTGGCCTGCGCCAGCGGGACGCCTCGCAATCAATCGTGTTCGGTGGCGTACAAAGCCTCGCCCGTAAAGCGGACGAGATCGGGCATATTGATCTGCTCATCGTGGATGAGGCGCACCGCATCCCGGCGGGCGCCGCTGGCCAGTACCGAAAACTGATTGATGACTTGACACGCATCAACCCCGCTCTGCGTGTCATTGGCCTGACGGCGACGCCCTACCGGCTTGGCCACGGCATGATCACGGACCCTCCTGCCCTGTTCAGCTCCCTTATAGTGCCTGTGACGTACATGGAGCTGCTCAAGGCTGGCCACCTTGCGAGGCTGACGTGCAAGCGCACGGCGACAACGTATGACCTCGATAATGTGCGCCGCCGTGGCGGGGAATATGTCGAGGCGGACCTTGACGCCGCCGTGAACGACCTGAAGACGAACGCGGACGTTGCTGCCGAGATCATCCGACACGCGGGCGATCGGCGAAGCTGGATCGTGTTTGCTGTATCCGTGGCGCACGCCTATGGCCTGCGCGATGCGCTTCTGCGGGCAGGCGTGACAGCGGCAACCGTTGTCGGCGAGACGCCATCCGAAGAACGGGCAGACATTATAGCGGCGTTCAAGGCTGGCGAGATACAGGCGATCACCAACGCCAATGTCCTGACGACGGGCTTTGACGCGCCGAACGTGGATCTGATCGCCGCCTGCCGGCCGACGTTAAGCACGTCCCTCTATGTGCAGATGCTGGGGCGTGGCACGCGCACGGCGGAGGGGAAGAAGGATTGCCTTGTGCTGGACTTCGCCGGGATTGTCTCGACGCATGGCCCGTTCGATAACCCGCGCCCGCGCAAGCCAGGCCAGAAAACCGGGGACGCACCCGTCAAGGTCTGCCCTGAGTGCGACACCCTGGTCCACCTGTCCGTGATGGAATGCCCGACATGCGGTCATGTATGGGAGCGCAAACCGCCGTCGCTAAAGCTGCATAACGACGAGATCCTGAGTGACGCGGCGGCACAAGCGCAAGTGATGAAGGTGGGCGATTGGCGCTGGTCCATCGACAAGGCGATGTCTGGTGTCGATATTCTTTCTGTGCGCTATTATGAGGAAGCGCTTGCTGGCAAGATCATACGCGACACATTTCCGC